GCGAGGCTCAACACTCCGTTGCGCTTTGCTCCAATAGTGCGATTGCGGTCGTCGCCGAAATAGATGACTTCCGCTTTGCCGTTGTTAATGCGCGCCAGACCGGCAAGAAGCGATGCGAGTTTTACGGCCCGCTCGGGGACGGTGGGAATGAGGATTGAGAGTAGAGGTGTCATTTTTTGATCCAGCAACGGTTTGATGTAGCGGCGACTTCAAAGGCTTCGTCCACTGCCTGCTTGACGGGGGGGTGAGGGTAGTCGTGTCCGGCGAATATCCCGCCCGGCTTGAGCTTCGGGAGCCATGCTGCGATGTCTGCCTTCACCGGTTCGTATTCGTGCGCCGCGTCGATAAACACGCCGTCAATCGCGCCGTCATCAAAGCGACTTGCCGCCTTAACAGAATCAGACTCGATGATGGTAATCATGTCATCCACGCGGGCAGCGAATATATTCGCTTCAAATTCCGACCGTATGCTTCCGCCAAGCCTATGCACTTCGGCAACGTGCGCCGGTTGGTCTTGCTCGCCCTTAAACGTATCCACGGCGAAGAGCTTGACGTTGTGCTTGCTGAGATTCTGCAACTCTTGCGCGAGGTGGATTATGCTCTGCCCTTTCCAGGCACCGATTTCGACGAACGAATCCCCGTCATTGAGTCGTGTTGCAATGGTTGTGTAAAAATCCCGATAATCACACCAGCCTTGAACGTCGTGGCTGGTTATGATCCCCGCCGTGATCCGATCAAATACAGCCTGGCCCCGCTTGTATGCTGCATCGCTATTTTGCTCGGAGTATGTCGCGTCCATCGGCTCTCCGGTGAAGATCGGGTGTCGATGTTCAAAGACTAAATCTTGCGCCGGAATTACTACGCCATCAGCGTATGCCTGCGCGGTGAAATAATTATCAGAAAACACACCAGTGAATTCTGGGTGAAACATCCAGCCTTGGTGATCGTATCGTTTACGGGTCAAGATCGCCATGCAAAGCAGGTCGTCCTTTCTGTGCCCGTCACTGATAGCTAGGACCTGAGACTTGGTAGCGTCGAGCCGCGTTCGGATTTCCTCGTCCCAATGCAGAGGCGGCAGCCAGTCGTCTGACATTTGCACAAGGATGCTCCCGTTCGCCGCCTTTGCTGCCGCATTCCACGCCGCCACACATCCGCCATTTCCAGCCAGCGCAACAGATTTGAATCGGCTCAACGGATACGACTCCTCATCACTCAGATCAAAGGCAAAAATATGCTCAATGCGGTCGGGATGCTTCGCCCGGTCGAGCCATGCTTGCCGCGCCTGGGAAGCCCTAGCGGGCCGTCCGCGCGTAGCATGGCACAAGGTGATGTCGCCGCCTGCCAGCACCCACTCGTTAAATTCCTCAACGTCTGCGCGTTTGGATTGGCTGGTCATCCGCATGGCTTGCCGGTGCAGGCTTCGCGCAAAGCTGCCGTAAAACTGGCCGCGTGTGTTCCAAGCCGCTTGTTCGGGGAACGGGCAAGCCAAACAAATCCGCGCGTAGGCTAGAGCCTTCTCCCGGTCGCCGCATGTTAGCTCAAGATTCGCCAATTCATACCACGCCTCAGCGCGGCCTGGAGCGACTTGCGTTGCCTGATGCAAGAATGATGCGGTGGTTGCGGGGTCGTCCGGCATTTGCGATATTTGCAGATAAACTTCATATCGCTCAACCGCGCCAGCTTCGGGATGCGCAAGGAATTGTTGCGCGATTTTAAGGGCTTCCGGCTTGCGGTCAGGAGTCGCCGCAAGTTCGCCAAACAAGTAAAATAAATGTCCGTGGCTGCGAAGGCTTGGGTCGAGATGCTCGAGGATGCGGAGATTCCTTTCTCGTCCAGGGGTGCGAGTTGCGAGTGGAGAATGAACCCATCGGATCTTGTCGGTGATTGCAGATTTGAGAACGGGCTTGTCGGCCCCGGTCATACACTCATGCAATGCGCCGTCCCATTTGGCTACTCCACGCCGTGCCGCCCGCTCTCGCAGGTTGTGGGCGATTCGCTGGTCTGGCACAACGTAAGGGCATTGCAGCAAATCGAAATCAGGCGGCAACACTTCCAGCATCTCGTGCATTTTTTCAATGCCTTCGCTGAGATCGTCCATGTCCGCCCAGACGATCCAGTCGCCGGTTGCCATGTTCCAAGCTTTTTGTCGGGCCGCTGCGAAATTGTCCACATGCGGCCAGTCGGGGATCGCGTTAAAGTATTCGCCGGTGATGCAGCCTCGCGCCTTGGCTATGTCGATAGTGTCGTCCGGTTCGAGCGTGCCGATTGCGCGGACAATAATTAGCTCGTCAAAATGCGGCTGGAAGTGGTCGAGAAACCGATTGATTTCGTTCTGGCAATTTCCGGTGATGCAGGCGAGAGAGATTTTCATTTAGGTTACAAATAGAGAACCCGCCACCCATAACAGGTGGCGGGTGAATGAACAACACCAATCCGTGAAAATTAATCCGTGCGCTGGATTAATCCAAGTCCAAGGCTCAGACCCACGGCAGAACCGAACAAGCACTCCATTGCGGAGTTACGTTTGCCGGTGGCGGGCTCGAAGTATTCGCGGTATCCCATCGAGATTCCAGACTCGTCATCAGTCAAGACTTCAAACTTGTCGTAGGCTTCGGGCCGTTGCGGTTGCAAGCTGCGGACGGCGATGGCGAGAGCGTCGGGGTGGACGAGCAAGCCGACCAGCGAAATTCCGTTGATCGGAAGGACGTTGGTTTCATGGACCGACATGCCGAGAACTCGGGGGAGCTTGGCTTCGCGGACGGCTTCACTGCCGCCGTATTGAAACGCTTGGGTCATGTTGGCGTCGGCCAGGAGGGAAGCGTAGGCGTCAGCGTTGAGGATAACGCTCTCGGGCATCACGTCCCGCTTGATAACGACGGTGCGCCCGGTCCGAATGGCCGCAAGCGAAACCTGCGCAATGACAGCCGACACAACGCCGAGGCCGTAGTTGACGGTCGTGAAGTTTGCGAACAGGTCTTGCAGCACCATTTTAGCAAGCGACTTTGCTTGTTGGCGGGCAAAGTTAATCATGATCGCTGGGCTCTGGTTGGCCGCTTGGATGTCGGTGATGTCAGCGGTGACATAACGATGCTTGTCTAAGTTGACGGTAATCGAGTTGATCGTTCCGCCGCCAGCTTCGTAAGGACGGCTGGAATTAGCCGCATACGAGAAGGTCGTGGAGGTCAACGCTTCAACGCGAGGGACGATGATCGCCGAACCCTTTTGCGCGGTGACTCCCGAAAAGGAACGGGAGAATGCGGTGAGAGGTTGCAGCGTGGCAACAAAAGCTTGGAGGGCTTCCTGAAGGAAGATTGATTGGGTGTAGTTGATGGTGGCCATGATGTTTTTTTTTAAGGTTCGAGAGCGTGTGCCAAATTAGTTTTTGAGTTCCTGTTTGAGCGCGGCTGCGTTCTTGCGGTAAAATTCGGATTTCTTTTCCGGGTCGTTGATTGCGTTGAATTGCTCGGTGAGCGATTGCGTTGCAGTCTCGGAAGCGTTGACAACGGGGAGGATGCTTGCGACCGCAACGCCGAACGAACGCTCAAGGCGCATGCGGTCGGTCTTCTCCTTATCAAGCTCGGCGGTGAGAATGGAAATGCGGTTGGTCATGTCGGAGATTTTCGCAACCATCGCATCAACACTTAGTGCGGCGACAATGGCGGGTTCGACGGGAGCAACTGGCTCAACCACTGGATCAACCACTGGATCAACCACTGGATCAACCACTGGCTCCACAACGGGAGCGGGTTCAACGGGGGCGATTGGCTCAACAGCGGGATCGGGTTCAACTGCGGTAATTGGTTTCGTGACCATACCGTTTCTAAATGTGTCAAATCTGCCGCGCATTTGTGCGGGACTCAGGACAGCGACGGCGGCTGGCGTTTCGGAAATGCCGTCACAAAATCCAAGCGCGATTGCCTCAAGTGGGTTGAGCCAGGTTTCGGCTTCCAGCATCGCGTTAATTTCCGGCTCACTCATTCCGGTTTTTTTTGCGTAAACATTCACAAGCGACTTCTCGAACTTCTCCAGAAGGTCCGCGTCCTTGCGAAGATCAGCTGCGTCACCCATCGAGATTGTGCTTGCCCGGTGGACCATCATCATTGCGCCTTCGGCCATGTAGCAACGATCCGCCGCGCAGGCGATTACTGATGCCATAGATGCAGCGAGACCGTCCACCCATGCCGTGAAGCCGCCTTGATGCCGTTTCAGCGCGGAGATGATCGCCGTTCCGTCCGTGATACTTCCGCCTGGGGAGTTGAGTCGAAGGTTAATGTGACCTTTGATTCCGGCGAGGTCTTTGATGAACTCCTTGGCAGAAATACCCCACGCGCCAATTTCATCATAGAGCGTAACTTCTGCGGGCTCGTCGGTTTTTGTAGTAATGGCATACCAGTTCATACCGCCGCCGGTGGTGTCAAAGTCTCAGCATCATCAGGGGCCGGTTGCGCTGGCAGCATCGGGGCGGTTCCGGGAGCGGGGGGGAACACTTCCTCAACGGTGAGTTCTACGCCTTCCTCTGCCGCAATTTCGTCAACCATGCGTTTACGTACGGCGGCATTACGGATGATGTCTTCGGTCTCAGCTTCGCTGTCTTGTCCCAATTCGTTGAAATATCGCTGAGTGCTAAGTAAGCCCGCGCGCACAAGGTCGAGTCGCAGCTTGCCATCGCGGCCAGTGTCCACGGTGAGCCGCTGCGGGGCGATCCAGTCCGACCGCCACCAGTCATCACCGGGATATGAGAGTTCGCCGGCTTGGATGCGGTTCCAAATCCAATACCGCCAGAAGCGACGGCAAAACTGAAACTCCAAAACCTGCCGGATGTCGGAAAAGAAAACCTCAGCGTCTTGCAGGATGTGACGAGCAACGGCCCCACCAACGCCTGACATATTCCAAATGAGTTCAGGTGAAATGCCTGCCGCCCACGATATTTCTCTCACCATGAATTCCATCCACGGCGCAAAGTTTACGTTGGGCCGGTCGAAGGTGTGAGCCGATAGTTTCTCGCCAGGCTTGAGTTGCACGCTTCCGGTGCCAGCGGTAAGCCGATCAAAGGTGACTTCTTCTGTCGTGCCGCTGGTCGTCTTGCGCATGGACGAGCCAAGGCCGATATTCCCGGCGTCCTGCGACTCAATGACGATGCCGATTTTGCTGTTTAGATTTGCCGCGAGTTGCTCGTTTTCCAGCATGGTCCGCAAATCTTGGATGCGCGAGACGGACGAGCAAAGCCAAGTGACCCCGCGAAGGAATCCATATCGGTGTAACTTGCGGATGTGGATCATGTCCCCGGCGGGAACGTCGGTCACGGCCCCGCGCTGGTCGGTAGGCGAGGAAAGCACGCGATAGGCGACTGGCTTGTTGTCGTCATTAACTTTCACGCCGTCATGCCAGCCGTTCTTGTCGTCATCATTGCTCTGGTTCCCGACATATTCAGCCGTGATAAACCTAGCCATCGCGCTCCCGTTTTCGCTCTTGGCGAGTTGGGCAAAAATTTCTCCATCCGTCACCATCTGCTCAACGATCATGCGTTGCGCTTCGTAAAAATTGACGGCAGCGGATTTGTCGAAGGCGAAGGCGTCGGTGGCAACGCGGTCCTCAAAGAGCCGTTCCGCTTGCTTGTTCCATGCGCGGTCCGCTGTTCGCGCCTGTGGCACAAGCCCGTTGCCGACTGAATATCGCGAGATGCCGCGGACGATTCGTTGCGCGAGCCCGGAGTTGTTGAGAAGCCACCGGGCCGACTTCATCATCTTGATACGATCCCACGCGAGAAGCTCATGCTTCGCCTCTAAGCTGGATAGGTATATCTGCGGGCGATTGTAGGTTGGGGCCGTTTCCTCGAAGCTGCGGGCCTGGGGGTCTTTGCGCTTGCGACCTGCGCCGGGTCGTGCGCCGCCTCTCTTTGATTTAGGTTTGATTTCGTCCACGCCCTGCGCGGACTGTCAAAGCCTAGACGGTCAATGCGGAATCAGTCGCGCGTGAAAAGTCAGCGCGGACAAATACCCTGCGCGGAGCAACGGCGGTTACAACCGGCGAGATGCTGTCGAGGATGTCCCCGATGGCTACCAATAGATCGTTGGTGGACAAGATCATCACGCCGCTACTGTTCGCGCCATCAAAACCAGATGCGGTGATTTCAACGGTAGATTCACCGCGCAAATTTGCCGCCGCCGCCTTGTCGGAAATAGCCTCGATTGCGTCGAGGGTGATCTTGCCTTGAGCGTATCGGCGCAGGATGTGCCGTTTGATTCCGGTGATGTCAGCCATGCACGGAGCAGGCTGTCAAAGTCCTATGCTGCCTTGTTGCCGGAGAGCTTGGCGAGTTGTTGCGCCGCGTGTGCGATCTTGAAAAAGGCTGAACCGGGGAGGGGCCGCATGTCTCTTTGCCTAAGCGCACGTTCTTTGTTACGTGCTCTGCTTTCAGGCTTCGATAAATATGCACGTTTTCGCGCCTTGACTTCGGGCTTGGCTTCATACTCACGCATCCGCGCACGCATCAGCTTTTTGTTCTCGGGATTGGCGTAATGCGCACGCCTTTGCTCGCATCTCCGTGCCTTGACCTCATGCGCGGACAGACATGCGTGGACTCGATCCCTGGGTCTGGGTCTTAAATTGGCTTTATTCACACGCTCTCGTCTTAGCTCGCGCTTACGCGCCTTCCTTTCGGGCTTGGCGTCATACTCACGCGCCCGCGCTTTGGCTTCTGGCTTAGCCTCATTCTCACGTCTTCGTGCCCTGTTCTCGGGCTTGGCTGCATACTCTCGCAAATACGCCTTGACCTCAGGCGTAGCGGAATACCGGAGCATGTACTCGCGCTTACGCGCCTTCCTTTCGGGCTTGGCGTTATTCTCACGCCTCTGATCTCGCATTCGCGCCTTGTTCTCAGGCTTGGCGCAATACTCTCGATTGTATTCTCGCTTCTGCGCTGTTTGCTCGGCCGTGTAAACCCGCTTCCTCATTCCATCTCAACCAAGATGCGGGCAATCTGCGTGGCGGTAAGCTCGCATCCCCGATTGAAAATGCACTTGCGCCCGCGAACGGTGTAGGGGTTGGTCACGTGCTCAATCGGAGCCATGATGCGGGCGTCCTGCGCCTTGGATGTGATGTATGCTTTCTGGCCGCCAGCGTCACGAGTGATCGTATCATCAAAAACTTGCCGACATTGCGACGGGGTAAGGTTGGCCGCCGAGACTTTCAGCGTTTCGGTTTTGCCGTTGTTCTCAATGATAACGTCAACGCCGCCGTCGTGAATGCGTCGCTGTTCGGAGAAGGGCAGGCGAGTCATGTATTTCGCGGCAGGGTATTCGCAGATCAACAGTTCGTGGAGCAGAAGCCCGCGCCCGATTTGCTCAAACCGGGTGAGCGTTGCGACGGTGATGCTTGCCCCGCACTGCTCCGCGACTTCATGAAGCGAGAGCCCGCCGTCAACAAGTTCAACGAGAACCTCCCCGGCTTTTTTCCAACACTCCGCGCCATGACTGACAAGCTCAGTGAAGGTTTGGATTGATTGTGATGATACGCTAATTGCTGTCGTGTTTTTCATTTTGGTATGGTTTCTATTTGGTTTTTTTCTGCAAATTTATTCGAGCTTCCCGCCCATCTGCACAAACATTTGCACGATAGGCCGTATCCGCTCGATCAAAATATCCTGCTGCGCTCTCGGCGCATTGGCGAGATCGTGCTTGTCCAGGCTGCGGCCAATCTTGATTACGCCGTCGAGCACGTCAGAGAGCCAGCCGTCAGGTGGAGTAATCCGCTTTGCGTCGCCGGTAGATGATCCGGTCAGGATGAGTCCCGCGCTCTTGTAGATTTCGCGGTATGCTCCCATTGCCTGCGCGGGGTCGGTGAACGGCTCGGGGTTTGCCTTGGCGAATCGCATGTAGTTGCCTGCGGTCGAGGCGTCGAAATCAAGAACTGATTCTTGATTTGCTTTGCCTTGCGCCGTTGCAAACAGCCCCAGCCAATCCCCGTGCCGCGTGTCCTGCTTGAGCTTGGCGAGGTAAACGCCCATCTCTCGGATCGCGTTTGCCGAGTCCAGGCAGTTCTGCTCAACGCTCACCTTCAGCGTCCCCAACAGCATTTGGCGCGTGTTAATTTCTTCGATCAGGGATTGATTACTAACGGCGATTTGGTTTTTCATTTTATGCATTTTTT